AAGGACACAGACTATCCTTGCAGTACCATATCGACAAAGAAGAAACAATATATGTACTTAAAGGTAGATTAAAATTAACTTACTCTGTGGCTAGAGATGGAGAATTAAAACAGTGTTTCGTGGAAGAGGGAGAGTCTTATCACGTATACCCGATGACAGTGCACAGGTTTGAGGCAGTATCTGAAGACGTGACTCTGCTAGAAGTCAGTACTGATTATCCTGAAGATGTTGTTAGGATAGAAGATGATTATAGGAGAGCAGAATGATGATCAACTGGCAATCAGAAGAAAGATTAAAAAAAGTCTTATATTGGAGAATGTGTTCTATTACCATAACTCTGCTGACGACATGGGCTTTCACTGGTTCTATCAAAGAAGCGACACATTTCACAATTATGTTGCACATGCTATTAATAGTTTCTCACTATGTATTCGAAACTTTGTGGGATAGGAGAGACAAGTGATTACAGCAATGGGCGATGTGATGCGAGAAGCACACAAGAGAGGATGGATTACTACTAGAGATGGTAACTGTTCATTGAGAAGGGCAGGAGCAGGGATACTCTATATCACTCCATCGGCAGTGAGAAAGACTACGATCATACCTGAGACAGTCGTAAGGATACCAATCTTTGAAAATAAATTGGTGTTAGATGGGCTGAACCCTAGTGGAGAACTTGAAATGCACTGGAAGTTGCAACAGAAGTTTAGGCACAGAACTAAATCTGTACTTCATCTCCATCCTACCTACACCATCGCTGCAATGAGGGCAGGGTGGAACTTAAGAGAACTAGCAGAAGAGTTTCCAGAGGTGCATAGATACACAAAGGTTGGAAATAATGTACCAGTACTTCCTGCCATATCACAAGAATTGGCATCTGAAACTTTTTACAAAATGTCAGTTCCGTACAATGTCGATATAGTTGGGCAAGCACAACATGGTGTTTGTGCTATGGGTAGCAATCCTTGGGATGCTTTTGAGCACATTGAAAGACTAGAGCACATATGCCAGATCGCCCTAGCATCCGGGGTTAAACCAGAATGACTGCAAAACTTCTTTTGCAAATACAAGATTACGCTCAGTTAAAGGTGAAAGGCTCAATGTAGGGCAGGCACTCTATTTTAAAGATAAGCATTGAGAATTGTGGGGTTCAAGTCCCCACCTGAGCACTTTGGTTTAAATTAATTGACACAACTCAAGTATGGCTTGATTTCTGAAGATAATAATAAACTATTGAATAAATTAATTTCCTCAAACGTATAGAATATGTAAAGGTTGCTGTTATTAAACGATCAACCTATTTAGGAAGAAAAGGAGAACATTCAATATGAACAAACGTAAATGGTATAATTATGTATTTGAGACACAGGACGATGCGTATTACCAAAAGTTATACAAAGTGCCTGTTCGCTTTAAAGTTAAGAAACTTATGGGTGGAAACAAATCAGAGACAGAAGATGATTTTCGTGCAGTGGTGGCAGTAACCTCATTATCTCTACCTAGGGATAGAAAGTCTGATGGTGAGAATTGGTATATGACTTATGATATTAAGTTTGATTTACCTAAATCGTCAACCGATGTTGGGATCTTTGTCCGTAACGAGTTAATTCCTGAACTTAACGCAGTTAGAGGAGTAGAAATACTTTCGTACGGAGAATCATTTCAAGTGTACGATGCCCAAGACAGTGGAGTCGGTGATCCAAGCAAGGATAGATCAAAAGTATTTGGCGGAGATAAAAGAAAAGACTCCAAGAAAGACGATGACATAACCGGAGAGGAATAATAATATGATGGAAGAGTCCAAAGATGACGGCTTAGATAGTTTAAAACCTAAGCCACCACCTAAACTTGCGCCTAGAGGTATCAGAACTTTTACGGTTTGTAGGAACTTTGATGAGAGTGGAGTATCAGGCGAGGGTGTTGTTATAGAGGGCGTGGTAATGGCAACAGGACAATGCGTGTTGCATTGGTTGTACCCACCACCAAGAGGAGGTATATCAATCTTTGATAGTCTAGACGACTTTCTTAAGGTGCATGTATTGCCACACCCTACTAACAAAACTATATTGACATTTGAAGATGGCGAACAACATAAATATGGAAAAGGATGGAACGATGAAGAAGATAATAAGATTGAAAAGTAGTTGGAAAAACTTAGTTGTATTTGACTTTGATAAGACACTTGCAGATACAGATGAGTGCGTCCTTGTCAGAGATAATGATTCCAATAGGATTGTCGATCACCTATCATCCGAGACTGAATTAAACAATTACATTCTTGATGCTAGCACTCATCACTACGACTTTAGCGAGTTCAATTCGGTATCCGATTTAGCAGAGCCAATCTCAGAAACAATTGAATTGATGAAAAGGTTTACCCTAGAGAAAGATACTAAAGTCATAGTACTTACTGCAAGACAGAATGATTCTGTGCATGCTATATCTAATTTTTTATCTCAACAGGGAGTCGATACTCAAAAGGTTTGGGCATACGGAACTTCCGGTGCAGTCCTTAAGGTAGGACATTTGCAAAACTTTCTAAATAGGTTCAACATCAGTGAAAGTGTACTTATATTTGAAGATAGTATAGAAAACATTAAAAGATATATCACCCTAGAATATGAAAATCCTAATTTGTCATTTGACTACGTTCAAGTGATGCCAAAAAAATTAACTGATGAAGAATTATCTGAAGTCACGAAACACAAGTATCCAACTGGAGAAACAGGGACTGAGCCTTACCAAAGGATGTTAAAAAAGATACACCCTGCTATGAAAAGGAGGCTAATTGGACTTGGAGGTAATAATTACTCTACTAGTGGAGTTAAAAAGGTAAAAGATTTTAAGAGATCAAAATCCGCACCACCATCGGGATAAAGGAGGAAGGATGGGTAACAATAAAAAAACAGTTAAGTGTAGTTTCTGTGGCAGACTTGGGCACAATAGAGTTTCTTGCCCTAAACTAAAAGAATTGATCGAGAAAGAGAGAGAAGAGCATGGCTCTGATCATCCCGATGTGAGGTTGTATGACAAAATGTCCAAAGGATATAGCAAGAAATCCTCAGACAATGCCAATAAAACTAGACATTGCAGTTATTGTTTTCAGCCCAACCATAACGTGCGATCTTGCAAAATAAGATCCAAAGACATATCTAAATTAAAAAAGAGAAATACTGCTTGGAGAAATGCTATAATTTCCCACTTCAAAGAGAGGGGAATAGGTTTAGGGTGTATAATGACTGGTAAGTATTCAAAGAGGTATGGTTCTAGAGTGTATAACAAAGGCGATAAATGGATTTTAACAGGCATTGAATGGGATTTGATTACGTTTGACAAAAAAGACTCAGCAGAGTTGGTATTTAAGTTAGTTAACCTAGAGAATTCTTCTGTCAGTACTGTAATAACTCTATCTAGGATTACTTCTTTGGTTGGAGACTCCTCAGGAGATTACCATTGGGATGTTATATCACCCAGTACTACGCTTAATTACCCTGAAGGCTGGGACACTGTTAGTGATGTAGAATATGACAAGCATTTAGTTAGTCTGTTCAAAGGAATGGGCAAGAGACAATACGAAGATATGATTTCATTTTCATATGACAGTGCACCACACGTAATACTTAAGGATATTGAGGAAATGCTACTAGAGGCACAGTCAGTATGCTTGGCTCACAGTAAGTGGCATATACCATCGGAGACTTGATGAACAAGAGGTTCACTAAATTGACAGATGGTAACGTTGGCTACTTATACGACAATGGGTATCTGTGTAAGGGCACGTTAGTAAAATATAGATACCTCAATAGGACAATGGTGGCTTACAGTTTAGATGATAGGGACAACCATTGGAACATAGGTATTATATCGCATGTGCAGGCAATATCTTTCATGAGAGGTAATGGTGTTTGGCAAATTAAGGTTGATGAAAATGGAATTGAAGAGCATATAGAGTTTGTATATGATATAAGTGTACACACATCTGAGTCCAGTGTCCCCCTTGAGACGGTATCGACAGAAAGCCATGAAATATATTTGGCTAATAGTATGAATAAAGCAAAGGCTTGAAACGTATAGAAACCACAATGCACAACACAAGAGGTTTCTAATGAAAGGGTTTAACGTAAAATACCAACCAAATTATAATGGTTTCTTTTCAATGATCGAAAACATCGCTGATGAACTGAATGAGCGGAAGAATAGATTTGATAAGTCTGATTTACTTGAGCAATGTTTCGAACAAATAACTGAGGGACGCATTAAATGGGTAGATGAGAAAGGCTATGATCATATTGATACGGAAGATGGTATTAAGTTTGAAATGAAGAGTCAAAAGTTCTGCCTGTATACGAAGAAAGGGCATCTCAAAGATAAAACCTCTAAAATTAAATTAACAAACACATTGCAGAACACAGACAATAAGGTGCTAGAGCCAACATCAGATTGGCTATTGATTGTAGACACTGGCAGTAAGGACTCATATTCAGTCGCTATCGTATCCTACAAAGATGTGGTGAGTAAGTATTCAAAAGAGTTGAAAGATGGCTTTGAGTGCCAAATACCAATCTCTGAGTTGGTTTTCTTGAGCGTACCATCTCAAGTATCCTTGTCAAAGGGTGAGCATAAGAGTTACTCTGAAGAGAAAAGACGATTACAATCAGAATATATTGAAAACTTTTTGAATAAAATCTAAACAATGAACGTATAGAATATGAACAAGGGAGAAACAATGAAAGATAAAGAACTGAAACCATTTGATAAACTGGTGAAAGAGATACATGAAAGCAGAGAACTTTACTTACTTAGAGAGTCCTTTACTATGATAATAGATATGCTATTGAAAGAAGACGAGAAAGTAAATATAATGCCAAGTGGTACGCTTAAAGATGAGTTTTTGAAAATACAAGAAAGTGCTTGGACTGCCTTGCTTAGAGACAAAGATTTTCAGAAGATTACGACAGAAGAATAAAAAGATTTGAATAAAACTTAAACATCAATCGTATAGAAGATACACAACAACACAGGGAGTGGCTATGACTAACATCACTGAAACAATACTCAAAACAATGCGAACTAAGAGATTTGCTCTAGAGGTTCTTCGTCAAGTAGAACAATGCGCAGGATATCATTTCTACTCACTATACCATTTAGGTGGCGCAAAGACTGTGCGAGAATGGGGAGAGTTGGCAGAGGACGATCCATCACAACGCACCTCACAGATCACAGTTCGTGTATGTCATGATTTTGAATATGCCATTGCAAAAGTTTTAAAAGACAGTTATGGTTATGAGATTGTACCTAAGTCTGGGGCAAATGACATTGAAGGTAACTTTGATGTTGCCATACAAAAAGGAAAAACAGTAGTCGCTTTCGAAGTTAAGACTACACAATCATCCAATGGTTGGACTGGCTCTACACATAGTGCTGGTTGTGGTAAAGTCCCATTTTATGTTCTCATACAATATGAACTGGACTTGGACATTGAGTTGGGCACACAGTCTCTTAATGGACTATTCAAATCTTGTCACTTCTCTGTCACCTCACCACTTGAAAATGGTGATGCCATCATCCAATGGATGGGACAGGCTAGCGAAACCAATTCACGTACTACTGGTAAGATAAGAAAAGACGATGCAATTGAGTATGACTTTATGATCTGCTTAGGCTCGGTAGACACGACACGCTCTAGAAAGTGGGCTAAGACTTTGAAAGAAGAGTTAGTTGAATACCGTACAGGCATTGTTAATGGAGAATTAAACCCTAACTACAACTTACAAATTATTGACATAGAACCATCAACACATTCATTGTTTGTTGAGTCGATCTATAGCAGATTGCTATTGAGTGTATAGGGGATAGGTAAATGCCTAGAAATAGCGACATTCAAGTTGGAGATTTGGTTTGCCTAAGCAAGAAAGGGGAGCGATACATATATGGGAAAACTTTATGTAGCATATATTATCGCCCAATCTTAGAGGGAAACCTAGGATTAGTAACATCTATCAAAGGAAACTCGTATGGAAAAGATAAACATGTCAGTCCTGTAAGAGTTGTTTGGTTCGTAAGGAACGGAGATAACACAACAAAACGTACAACAGTCGTCATGTCAATGAACGCAAAGTATTTAAAAAGATTGAATAAAAGATAAGCATCAAACGTATAGATAATACAACATAACAAAGGAGAACTCAATGAGTTACTTAATCAAACAAAAACTAGATGAGATAATGAATATGGTAGAGGAATCAAGTTATGGCTCGATTGACTCTTATGACTTAGAAAGACTTAAAGAAAAATGTATGGGCGATGATTTGTACAGAGTACAGTTTCATTATACTATTGAATGGATTGGCAGAGAGAGTGCTTTCTACGTCAATACACATCACTATGGCTATTGGAGAATGGAAACGAATGGCGAATGGACTCGCACAGACATCGACGAAGAGGAGGATGTAGCATAATGGCTTACTTGAAAAAAGAAGACTTGGTTGTCCTTAAGGGAAAAGTAGGACAGACAACAGCAATCGTAACAGACATAGAGTTCCGTAGGTTCAAACGAACCTATAGAGATAAAAAGACTGGTGAGATGAAATGGAGATTAAAATCAGTTCCGTATGCTCTCTGCACTGTCATGACTGGTGGCTTTGGGAAAATTGCCATAGGCTCAAAAATGGTTATAGCAGGATACAAACTACGTAATCATGCCCTAAAAGGAGAGAAATGTTTGGTATTAGAAAATCAGTATATTCCCGAATATGAAAGTAGTGGGGAGAAATGGGTTGTCGATATGATCACTAAGAACAAGGAAAAGAAAAATGCCAAGAAGAAAAAAAGTAGTAAAAGAAAAGAAACTCAAAAATCAGAAAATAAAGATAAGAGTTAAGTCGGCAGTAACAAAACGTCGATCTTGGAAAGTCTTTGAGGTTATATCAATCGACGAAGAGGGGTGGATAAAGATTAAAGGAACTACAAAGCCCCATTTTTACATGCACAAAGTCATAAATAAAAATCACATCAAAAAAGTTTGAATAAAATAAGATAGTTAGACGTATAGATAGTACACAACAACAAGGAGACTCAATGTCACGCAAGAAAACAAACAACGAGATCAACATTAGTATTAACGTATCAGATGATTTGCTTAATAAGTTCATGGGGGCTATGATCAAGATGAGTAGTATGTCCTCTATGGGCGGCATGCAGATGATGCTAGGTGGGATGATGGGCGCAGAACAGGCTGAGCCTGAGGGCGAAGATAAAGAAAAGGCTAGCATAGGCTTTCAATCCAAGCCTGAAGTAGGTGAGAATGGTTAAGCACTATGACTTTGAGCAATTAAAAGACTTTGTATTGGCATATAGACTGTCAAACCCCGACTTTGATTGTATTGGTAGTAAGTTTGCGCAATCTATTTATCGTGCATTGTGCGAAATATATGATTTAGTTTCAACAGAACAGGACTTTAAAGAAAAATGGACTAAAAGGCTGAACGAAAACTATCATAGTTGGCTAAGTTTCGATACTGAATTGAATAAATTGGTATATGATACTGGACTTCGTGACGAAGAATGGAGCAATGCTTTAATAGACGATACTTTCTTGCTCTTCGATCTAAAGCAGACTAAGCATTTCCTAGAGACAAAAGCAACAAAAGAGTTCCAAGATACCTACGATGTAATTCAGACGTATTATAGCCTACAAGGATACTTTACAGGCATATTCAAAAGAGGGATAGAGGGCATATCTTATGCAGAATGGGAGAGGGTGTCTACTAACAAATATGCTGTAAAGGTATTGAAAGCATACAAGGATCAACCTAAGTTTAAAGTTGGGGAACTGGTATCATTGAGGACGAATAGAGAGTGCACTAAAACTAAAAATGCACCCAACGCAAAGTTTAATTCTTGGAATATAAATTGTAATATATCCAAAGTCTTAATCTTGTCAAACACTGAGCCTATTATTAATGCTAGGAAAGGAGCAAAACGGTATAAAGTCGCTCCTATCGGAGGAAACGGACAGCCTTTTTGGATTGAAGAAGCGTTTATGAAGAAACACAGAAAAAAAGTGAATAAAAAGATATAGCCAATCGTATAAATTACGTAACAAACAACGGAGCAAAACAATGAGTGGAAACGCATTTAAAGACTTTAACCCACACCCAGTCACATATGACGACTGGATTGTTCTAAAGAACATCGTGAAAGATTTCTTTCCGAACATCGCTGAAATTGGCTCAGCACAACTGTTCCATGATGGGGTAGGAATGTATGACAGGACTCTAGGAGATTTGGACTTTGCAGTAGAACTACCGAAGGCTGAGATCCTCAAGATTGCCAAAGCACATCCCGACACATTCCAAGCAGTCAAAGTATTTGGCAACACTGTATCAACACTAGTGTATAACCCTGAAGAACAATATGTTCAGCACGTAGACTTTATGACAAGTACAGACACAGTCAATGAGACTTGGGTAATGACTGGTGGCTCAGATAAGTTTAAAGGTGTGGTGCGTAATATGATGCTTTGTTACCTAGCAAGAGTTCAGAATGAAAAGGAAAGTACCGAAGATCGAACAGTAAAGCACACTGTAGCCTTTCCAAGTGGAATAGCCACAAGAGTCAATGGAGAATATGTAACACAACGAGATAGCAACCCAAGTGTCATATTGCAGACTCTAGGGCTGAAAGACGACTGTGAAAGCGTTGAAATGGCTAGAACATATGAGGGGCTACTAAGTATCTTAGACGATGTTCAGAGCCATTATGATGGGTTCAAGACATACTGCGAAGAGTCGTACTTTTATCGTAAGAGTCCTGTATTGTTGGACAGAGCATTAGATTATTTAAAGAACTTTGAATAAACTTTGAACGTCATTCGTATAGATAATACAACACACAACATTGGAGACACAATGAAAGTAGGTGATTTAGTTAGAGTGCGATCAAGTGGGGTATCTGGTGTTATTCGTAAAATACTACCCTATAAGTTCGCAGAGGTTCTCATATTTGACGATGGTAAGCGAAAACAATACCACATCGGACACTTGGGGGTGATAGGTGAAAGTAGGTGATTTAGTTACATTAACCAAAACAGGTGAACATAACTTAGATGATATAGAACTGTCAGAAGGTGACAAGGCTATTCTTCTTAGCATATACGAGGGTGATGAGTCAAGTAACCGTACCAATCATGGAGACTTGTTTTACAAGATCGTTATGTGCAAAAGCAATAGAATAATCGAACACTTGTGGAGTTTTGAAATAAAAAAGTTTGAATAAAACTTTAATCACAATCGTATAGACTATACAACAGCAAACAATGGACATATAATGAAAGTAGGCGATTTAGTAAGAATAAGGAAAGGAGCGTTTCTGAAGTCTGACTTTGATGATAAGTTGGCGATTGTCGTCTATAAAGGAACGTGGAGCGTGGACATTCGAGTAGTCCAAAACGGTTGGCACACTCGTATTGATAAAAAACATTTGGAGGTAATCAGTGAAAGTAGGTGATTTAGTAAGACACGATCAAGGATTTATTGGGGTTATTATTTGTATAGATCCCGAAACCATTGGCGACATTGTATACACTGCCAACGTTAAAGTTGCTTGGAATGATGGCGATGTTTGCCATATGTCAGTTCATGACTTGGAAGTGATAAGTGAAAGTAGGTGATTTAGTAATTCGTGTCCACAGAAGTATAACCCTCCCGCATAAGAAAGGGATAATATTATCCATTCGTCAAGTTGGAGGACAGACATATTACAAGATCGCTTGGTTCTTCACAGATATAGTATCTAACAGATGGACTGATAGGGAGTTTTGCCCATACAGGTTTTTTTTGAATAAACTTTAAACCACAAACGTATAGAATATACACACAAGGAGAAACAATGATCTATATCAGAGACTCAAAAACAAAGAAAAAGTATGCCCTCAAAGGCTTTACGGAACAAGATTATAACAATGGCAATCGTGAAGCAGAGTTGTTTGGTAAGATATATGACTTACTGATCAAGCATGACATTCAAGATGGCGAAATTATTAACAAAAAAGGTGACAGGATAGACTTATGAAAACGTATGATCCAAGTAAGCACTATCGTTCTAGTATGAACTTTACAACATGCTACACTCCTCTGCCTAGAGGAAAGGGAATTGTAATGTCAGTTGGAACTTACGGATTAGAGGGTGTATTCCAAAAACCCGATGGTGATGGTAAAGTCTTCACTAGTGTTGACGATGCTAGACAATATGCACTTAACAAAGGCTATTTAGTAGAGTATGATCCTAGAGAAGACTTAAATAAAGCGATAGAACATCAAAATAAATTGAATAAACAATCAAGTTCATCCGTATAGAATATACAACAAACAAAACAGGGAGAGATAATGGTTACAATTAGTTGCTATTACGAAAATATAATGAACGCACAGAACAGGCTAATAGAGATTATGGAAAATGATGAGACTGATAGGACAGACTTAGAGTGGGAACAATGGGTGGGCGATACTATCCGTATGCTCTCAGAAGAGTTTGGTGTTTCTGTCATTGAACTTGACGAGTTTTACCAGTTTATGTAAGGAGATGTGATGAAAGTAGGTGATCTAGTGGAGATGTCTCATTACGGATGGAAACGTTCGCGTTATGAACATCGACACGCTAAATACGGAATTGTCGTAGACATTATGGGTGATCAAGTATTAATGATGAGTGGCAGATATAAAGATGTTATTTCTTATCGTGTTAGATGGTTCGATAGTCAGGGCAATCCACTGGTAGCACTCACTGGTTTTGAAAGAAAATCTTTAAAGTTTTTGAATAAAAAGAAGAGATCAAGCGTATAATATATACAACACAACAACCAAACCAAGAGGTTTCACATGAAGAAAGCATATCTTATCACAGTTAACTACATCGAAGATAATCATTGGGAATTTTACCTTACTAGCACTATGGAAGATGCGATTAAACTGGCACACGACTATCTAAAAGGATACTATCAGTCGCTCATGGACAACTGTGGTTGGGAGCAAGATCAGCCTGTAACTGGCTTTGAACCTCTGCAACGGTATCTAGGAGATGAGTGTGGTTACTTAGATGTTCAGATAATCGAAAAAAACTTTGAATAAAGTTTAGACTACAATCGTATAATATATACAGCAAACAAGTACAAAGGAAAGAGACAATGAAAGTATGGGTAGTACAGATAAGAGAGAGTGGAGAAGAAGATCAAGTATATCTTTTCGACACACAAGAGAAAGCAGAGCAGTCAGCATTTCGCCAACTTTGGGATTATGCCGAATGGAGAGTGGAGAACGCTGATGATCTTCCCGACACTTTACACGAACTAGGATGTTTGGTTGAGGATAACGATTGGGGATACTATAACATTTACACATGTGAGGTGAAATAATGGGCAGATTAGCATTTATAGACACAGAGACAACAGGACTTGATCCCATAAACAACGAGATTATCGAGATTGCTATTAAGATTATAGACACAGAAAAGGTGGGAGACACAGACTGGCTAGAGTATCAGTTCGAGGGCAAGTTCAAGATCCGTAGGATGGACTTGGCAAGCCCAAAAGCACTAGAGATCAACGGATACAATGAAGAGGAATGGAAAGACTCATACAGTTGGAGCAAGCCTGCTTGTGAGCGATTACTTGAACGATTGAAAGGATGTGTAGTGGTTGGGCACAATGTACAGTTTGACATTGGCTTTATTCGCGAAGAATGTCGTAGACAAGGTGTTTGGTGTCCTAGGTTTCCAAACTTGGACACACAAGGTATGGCTAGGTTTCTTTGGGCTGACTTTAAGTCGGTATCTATGGACAACATACGAAAAGAACTACCACAGTGGTTCGACACAGAGGGATCACACAGGGCAATGAAAGATGTAAATGATTGTGTGACGATATGGAACTTGTTTAGAGAAGGTTGTTAAAAAACAAAGGTGTGATACAGAATAGTATCGGGAATGGGTGGGCATAAAAAACTTTGAATAAAACAATCAACTGAAACGTATAGATAGTAAGCAAGGGAGAAACAATGAAAATGGCGACAGGGTATCGGTTTTTTGACGTGGGTGATTTGGTAAGAGTTAAAAGTCAATCAGATAACTCATCATACAACTGGCAGTTTCAAGTATTTAATTCAGCGAACAATGATCAGTTAGCAATAACTGATTGGGGTGGTAGTTATGTCAGTGCGAAAGAGTTAAGAACTATGACAGGCATAGTCATTGGTGAGGTGTATTCCAATGGCAAACTAACGGGCACTTACCGTTTCGCTTTCGGGAATCATATCATTAAGGCATATCAAGATTATTTTTTAAAAGTTGAATAAAACAATCAACTGAAACGTATAGATAGTAACCAAGGGAGAAACAATGAAAAAAGGTGACTTAGTTATATACAAAGATAATGCTTTATGGTACAACACACCACAAGGCTCTACCATTGGGTATGGTATCGTGTTAAAGAATCTTAAAACTGGAGGACTATTAGAAATCTATTGGATGGATAAAGATCCCTATCACTCTTCCCATATCTTCGAAGATCCAACAAAAATGAAAATATATTCAAAAAAACTGAATAAAATAAATCATTCAATCGTATAGATAGTAACCAAGGGAGAAACAATGACTGTACTTAAGATGTTAGGCATGTGCCTTATCTGCATGGCTTTCGCCATACCAATCATACTTAAACATGAAAATCAGGAAAATTAGTCATGACATATGATCAAGAAGAGAACATTATGGGATGGTGTCTTGTAGTATGGGCTATCATATTTGTAATAGCAACATTCAACGCATCACATTTAAATCATATCAAAACATCAAAGAGTATTCCATGTACTCATGAGAGTAGACAATGAACCAAACTTATATATTCGAACCAAACAATGGGACTAGATATACTATTACAGTAGTACCATCTCCATCAAAGCCAGATTATCACATGTTTATGTTAGACTACTGGCAAACATTTATGTACGTACAAAATGGTAATGTGCCCCACTGGACTTATATCCAAGACAAGTTGGGCTTGACAGAGGGCGATGCTAAGCCATTGGTAACCTTTTTCAAAGAGTTTTGGGATGGAGGAACAGAATAATGGACAACAAGAAGGTAAATATAGGTGACTTGGTGACACTAAAGATAAAGCGTCACACTTCATTGACAGGGCAAAAGTCACATGATACTTTTCAATTAGTAACAGGATCACACTCACCACTTCCTCAGTATGTCGAGAGCGAAAGGCTTGCGGGAAAGGTAGGGATAGTGCTCTCAGAGAACGCAAGCGATGGATACTCAGATGTCTATCACGTTGCTTTTAACGACATAATTATTGAAGCCTATCGAGACTACTTTCAAAAGTTTGAAAAAAGTTTGAATAAAACAAATAACTGAAACGTATCAATAATGTAACCCAAACATTGGAGGACACAATGTCCAAGTTTGATCTCAACAAGCACACAGCAAGGCTCTTAATGACTGAGCCATTCTTTGCCAGTATCTCACGACGTATTGATAAGACGGCTAGTAAAGCCATTCCAACGGCTGGTGTTCGACTTAACAAGTCTACAGGCTATTTTGAAATGCTTTACAACCCAGATTTCTTCGAGGGTTTGCCCGACGTTCAAAAGTTGGGTGTTCTCAAGCATGAGTTCTATCACTTGATCTTGCAACACACAACTACACGTAATCCCGATCCCGATGGTAAAGTGTCTAAGGCTTGGAATGTTGCTACCGACTTGTCCATCAACTCACACCTTATGGGCGAGTTACCCGAAAATGGTTGCATACCTAGTATGAAAGACAGTCCATTCGAAGATTATCCTGTTGGGTTGTCGGCAGATGCGTATCTAAAGATGATCAAAGAAGATCCACAATTCCAACCCGACGATAAAGACAAAGAGAAAGGTAGTGGCAAAGGTGGTAAAGGTGGTGGACAGGGTGGAGAACTACCCGATACCCTAGACGATCATGGAGATTGGGCTGATGGGGATGATGCCGATGCAGACTCAAACGCAGTTGCTAGAGAACGACTACGTGACATGCTAGACAAGGCTAGCAATGAGGCAAACCAAAGAGGATCATGGGGTAGTGTGTCGTCCGAGACTAGAAAAGAGATACAAAAGTTCTTAAACCCATCTATTGATTGGAGAAAGATGTTAAGGTATTTCATCAAAGCGAGTCGTAAGGCTAGCAAGCGCAGTACTATTCGTAGGCTTAATAAAAGATACCCACGTATTCACAGTGGACATAAGGTTACTAGAATGGCAAACATCGCCATATCCATTGATCAATCGGGATCTGTATCCGATACCATGTTGGCACAATTCTTTTCAGAACTTAACGAGTTATCGAAACTAGCAACCTTTACAGTAGTACCTTTCGATACTGAGGTTGACGAGAGTAAAGTATTTGTATGGAAGAAGGGACAGACAAGGGACTGGGAACGTGTACTATGTGGTGGTACTTGCTTTGATGCTCCAACCAAGTATGTAAACAAGCACAAGTTTGATGGACATATTGTATTGACAGATATGTGCGCTCCTAAGCCAGTACCTAGCAAGTGTCAACGCATGTGGATCACAGATGAATCGGGCAAATCTAATCAATACTTTGATACCAACGAAATTGTATTGGCTATCAAAGATGGAATAAGGGGATAAGAGTATGTGTGAAAGAAAGTGTAAGCAAAAATGTAAACTCCCTTGTAAGATAGGGGATCTAGTGCAGTTTAAAGTTGACAAAGGTATATACAAAACTGCAATAGTGACAGAAAGACACGATAAAAGAACAGTGTTTATTCGCTATAATGTCGGTGAAGAGGCAATGAGAGTAAGAATTATAGAAGAATACTTATATAGTTTGAATAAAACATGAACTACAAACGTATAGAGCATATAACAACCAAACACAGGTGACAGAATGTTTTATAAGGGACAATTTATCGCAAGGATACCAAACGATGAAAATGCTAAGTCTAGGATTGAGGAATATAAGGCTATCCATGGACAGTTGCGTCTATGTGGTAGACACCCTAGGCGAAAGCAAGCAATGGCAGAGAACGGACTTAAACGAAACTTTATGGGAGACATACCCTACAGGATAGCGAAAGAAATAGTTATCTATCGCAAGGAGGGAGGTATGACATACAGACAGTTCCAAGCCTTGGAAGTAGGAAATATGATTGAGATTGTAAGAGAACGCTATTATTCTAAGACTGGAATAGTCTTGAACAAGAAAGGAAAGAACCAAATCAAGATAGCAATAGGAGATAGGGCAATATGGACAACTAGACAAAAGGTTATTCTTCACAGGTGTAATAAAAGATAAAAAACTTTGAATAAAACATGAACTACAAACGTATAGAACATGAACAAGGAGACACATAATGAAAATAAATGAATACTATGCTTTGAAGAAGGGTGATATAGTCGAGTGGGCAGATACTGGATCTAAATGTATCGTGATGCACTTTGATGTATCAGACTATCCCAGCAACAATCCAGTGCCATTACAAGAACCCAATAACACTGAAAGTCTATGTGTTATCTTTTTTGAGGACAACTTCCGACTGATTGGGCATCGTAAAGAGTTTGGATATATAAATCGAAAAAAACTGAATAAAATAAATCACTCAAACGTATAATAAACACAACATCAACACAAGGACAATAACAATGACTTTGCAACAATACTTTGATAGATATCACTTGAATGATACCGATGCCGACTATGACGACAGGTGGGAATATGCTTCATGCTTTGTGTGTGACGCTCAAGAGTCAAAAGAACTATCGTACACACAGCAACAGATATATTCTTTTGCTGAGAAAGTCTACAATGTAGAAGACTTGTAAAAAAATAATAAAGAAACTTTGAATAAACAATAACAACCAATCGTATAAATAATACAACACAAAACAACGAGGTTTAAAATGGCTATTCCATTCTCATCATTCACAAAAACAGCACCTTACGTCCTTAAAATCAAAAAGCCAGTACTCATTCGTGGTAGACATGGTATCGGTAAGTCCGAAACAGTCTATCAAGTAGCAAAAGACATGGGACTCCCAGTCGTAGAACGTCGTGCATCTCAGATGACTGAGGGTGATCTATTGGGGCTACCCGATAATCGCGATGTTGTCGTCAATGGCATTAAAGCCACAACATTCAACCCACCCGATTGGTTTGTAACAGCCTGTACTGAGGCATGTGTCCTCTTCTTTGATGAAATTGATCGTGCTACAATGGAGGTTCGCCAAGGTATCTTTGAACTTACTGATAGTCGTAAGATTAACGGACATTATCTACACCCTGAGACAGTTATCATGGGTGCAGTCAATGGTGGCGATCATGGGGCACAATACCAAGTTGGAGAGTTTGATCCTGCCGAACTAGATCGGTGGACTGTATTTGACTTAGAGCCAACCACAGAAGACTTTTTACACTGGGCTAAAGGCAAGGTTGACGATATGGTATGGGACTTTATCAATAACAACCATGGGCATCTTATCCATAAAGATGATTACGAGCCTAACAAGGTATATCCAACACCCCGATCATGGGTAAGATTAGACGAATGTCTTGTCACTGGTGAGTTAATGGACAAGACAGATCAAGAGTCCAATGCTATCGTATTCAACCTAGCACAGGGTTTTGTGGGATTAGAGGGTGCAGTAGCGTTTATCGACTTTCGAAAAAACTATGACAGACAGGTTACTATCGAACACTTACTAGACGAAGGACGTTTTGACAAAGTCAAAGACTGGGGTATCAATGAGCACCTTGCTATGGTAGAAAAGTTTGAGAGCAAGGACACATTCACCAAACGCATGAACAAGACAAGAGTACAGAATCTTATTGACTATATGGACATGCTACCTTCAGAATGTGCAATGAAATTATGGACATTGCTATCATCTGAAAAAGCCAATGAAGATAACATGTTAGAGGTACATATTGGTACTACGTCTAAGGGAATTCCAGTAGCATCAATCATAGTCAGAATGTACGAGGGCTAAGAGTTCGGTAGTGTGGGGGTTATTGCAATCCCCACATTCTTTTTTATACTTTTTTTGAATAAAGTTTGAATAAAACAAAACAGTCAATCGTATAGAATGTACAGTACAACAAACAATGGAGACACAAATGAAACTAAAAGTAACCTATGCCAACGGAAACGTGAGAGTGTACAACATCAATCCAAACTGTACGACAGAGCAACTCATAGCCAAGATCGAGAAACACGAATATAACCCCATAGTAAAGAATGTAAAACTACTATGAATACTTATTGGAAAATGAAAAAGAACAAAAAAACTTTGAATAAAACTTTTAACTCAATCGTATAAACAATACACAACACTAAACAAAGGAAAACACGATGCGTGGTTTATCTTCATCAAAGTCAGCAAACGGACGTTCGTCCTCAACATGTTCATTCTGTCGTTCGGAAGAGCATCAAGTCAACACCTGTCCCCATGTACCTATCATATGGAAAAGTCTACAGACTGGTATCATCCCATTAGAATACATGGCAAGTGCAGTTAAAACGTCTATTTCAGCACGTCGTTGGGATTCTCCTCCTTTCGTAAGTCAAATGCACTACTATCAAAGTGGGAATAACTGGGGTGAATTATACAAGTCTTGTGAAAAATCTTATGCTAAGTGGCTGAAAAAACAAGAAAGTAAAACTAAGAAAAAAAGAAATGTAAAAGCCACCAAGACTTGTGGCTATTGTAAGGAGACAGGGCACACTAGAGCCAAGTGTAATCATTTGGATAGCCACAAGAAAATGCTTGTAAAAGCAAATCGTAACTTTCGAAAGTGGTTTTATGAAGAGTATGTAGAGAAACAAGGGCTATCTACTGGTTGTATTATCAGTTTCGATCATGTATCTCCCGAAAGTTACAATACACCCGAAAAGATAACCCACATACAAACGATTGTAACAGACATAAACTGGGATAGTATTAACTTACTTACTATGCTAGACTTAGACAGTGCAAAAGTGACATGGACATCTGAGGTTGATGGCAAAAAATCGGAGGGACTTAAATCTATTCGAGAGTTTATGAGATCAAAAGTTGTAATGAAAGTACCAAGTCAATCTCTTAGCCCTGTTGATGTACATTCATATTGGCGTAACGAGTCTTTGTCATCATACGGGATTGAATTACCTTTGGTGAGTAGGACAGGCAAAAATGGACGTCCGTCTTCTACTAGACAACACAATGTACTAGTCAATTTTGAGACTATGGACAGAATTGGATACTCAAGCAATACTACAAAAAATGTACGTATTGTACAACGTGCCCCACAAGTACTAGCCGATAACTGGGTAGACGGATACAGTGAACAAATGTCTGTCATATTCAAAAAGTTCACAATGAAACAGTTAGAGTACTTTGGCGTCACCGAACATATCACTGTATGGGCAAATAATTAATTTTATAATCTGAATAAACAATAGCAGTGAAACGTATAAGAACTATAACCGACAAACACAGGACAATGACAATGACACAATCATCAAACACATCTTACCCATCAAGCATGTACATTGTTAGAAAAGATCAGGCATTTCAGGAGGGAGTGAGACAAGCATTAGTACTCTTAACCACAGAATACGGTAATCCCGACTATAAACAGTATTATCTAGTGTCTGAGACTAGCAGACTAGAGTATTTTATGCCCGAAACAGTTATCTTTGAATGTGATATGAATGGGAAAGTAAAAGACTATCAAAAGAAGGTTGGAGGTTTTAAGTCATTGACTCTGGAAGACGTATTATCAGACTTTGAAAGTTTTCTGAATAAACAATAACACTCAAACGTATAAGAAGTATAACCAACAAGCACAGGACAATGACAATGACAAAACAGATTATCACAATAGAGTTAGAAACGGAAATAGACTCTTCATCTTTGCTAGATATAATGCACAGTATCGGAGAGTTGATTGTAGAAGAGATAGGGACTTATGGCGAGGATGCCGTATATGTCGAAGGGGAAACATCTGTCGAAACAAAATAAAAAAAGTTTGAATAAAGATTGAACCTTAAACGTATAAACAATATAACAAACAACAAAGGATAAACACAATGGACTTGACAACTACTTTTATTGTCTTACAGACAGGTTGGGATATATTGTTAATGGTGATCTTCTCATTCATCGTGGCTATGGTAATCGGATTAGCAGTCGTATTTTATCAGGAAAAGATTTTGAATAAATAATGAGACTCAAACGTATAGATAGTATAACCCACAATCAAAGGACAATAACAATGGATATATTAAACAACCTACCAAACAAAGAAGACTTGATTAAACTAATCAAAGAGATCCAAAAGCAAGAGTTTAGAAAAAGCATGTTAGATGCAGTTGAGTTTTCATTCGATGACGAAGTCTCTATGATAGACTTAACTATCGCCACCAATGGCAAGGACTCAGAAGACTGGGGCTTTCAAACAGGAGATAACTCTTATAGTGGTGCTTGCTATTCTTATCATCATTGGGCAGTAGGCTATGTAGATGGACAAACCAATGCAGAACACTTGGCAATAGAACTGCTTGATCAGTTAGAAGAGTGTCTAGCATACGAGAGCCTAGACTGTTAGATAAAAAAACTTGAATAAACTTTGAATAAAACAATCAACCCAAACGTATAGATAATATAACCAATAAACAAGGGATAACACGATGTCATCATACCATGAAGAACGAGAGCAAAAACTACAAGAGATAATCACAGAATACAAGAATACAGATATGTCCCTTGCATACTTTATGTGTGAGATGGCATGCGAGTGTTTCGATGGCATCTCAGATAGTGATTGCTTAGAGTGGTTTGTAGAACAAGGTTACTTCGATACTACCGAAGAAGCATTAGAATACTATGATAATAACTAAAAAACTTTGAATAAAATAAAACACTGAAACGTATAGTAAGTATAACGACAACACAAGGACAATAAAAAATGACTTTTACAGAAACACAAGTAAAGAATATGGCTAATGTCAATCAAGTATTTCAATTACAACGTCTACATGAGAACAATGGTGGATACTTCTTTTCAAAAGATAGCATGAGGTTTTTCAGTAGTCGTATTCATACAGATGTTTATGGTGGTTGCGTGTTCGTAACCAGTGAAAAGAATAGTTCAGGCTATCACGAATACCCTAGATTATATACTGTGAGATACATGGATGCTAGTGGTAGCACCCATACAATCGGAGACTTTCAAGGCTTTGACACACGATCAAAAGCGCACACATTCGCCAAGAACATTGGTATCAAGATTGATCAGATGCGCCTTGCCTTATAATGCCGAACCATTCGGGCTATTTTTCCTTTCTCAAAAAAACTTTAACATATTTTGAATAAACAATAACACTCAAACGTATAGTATATACAACCACAAGAACAAAGGACAATATACAATGAACATGTTTAACGCATCTCTTACAGCAGTTATCACATTCGCCCTATTTTTTCCCTCAACTATATCTCATGCTAATGATACATCACCCATTGCAAAGGTGGAGATCCTAGAGGATGAGATTGAGATTGAGTACATAGACACCACAGTATGGGATCAATGGGTGTTTGACACCGATACAACAGTAGAGTATATGTATTTTGATAATGACACAGGAGAGATAACCTACAAGCCAATACAAGTACAGGGTGAAAAGATTGTCGCTATGAACGACACTTCAGAATAAAAATAAAAAAGTTTGAATAAACAATCAACCTCAATCGTATAAGAAGTATAACCCATAACACAAGGACAATAAAAATGAGCAATAAAAAACAAACATTAACCGATGTGTTCACTTATCAGGAAAGAGTAAACAATGCCTGCCAATCATTCTTAAAACTCAAAAGTGAGTATATGGAAAGATATGGACAAACACTAGGTGATTTTATAGCAAAGGATTGGCAAGTGGAAAGACTTGATATGGATGAGAGATTATGGGAACTTAAGAATAAAAAACAAAAAACTTTGAATAAATAACAACACTCAAACGTATAATAAGTACAACAAACAACACAAGGACAATAAAAATGATTAAGACAACGAATAGTGGTGTAGCACAGGCATGGGGACGATCAACGATGGCTAGATCAAACAATGGTAACTATAGTACAGACGGGAATAAACTCTTTTCATATAGTACTATGATCGGCTATACAAGTAGTGAAGGCAAGAAGGTATTACTAGATTACACTGCCAGCACAGGCAACTTCTTATCAATGACAACCAGTAGCAAGCATATTCCACCAGCCCGAAAGCATTGTGATCACTTGCTCAACCCGACACACTTTGAGAACACAGATAAAAAGTTTGAATAAAGTTTGAATAAAAGTAAGTCCCCAAACGTATAATATATACACAACATAGAAAACAAGGAAAATACAATGTTACCTTACTCAAAGTCATACAAGCCAAACACATCTAGCAAAGTCCTTAAGAGAGAGCAAGCCATAATGGAGCGATGCGCAGTTATAGCAAAAGAGATAAGACATGCAAAAGAAGACAATACAAATAAAAGTCAATGGCGTGTACGTCGTCTACAACGCTCTCTATTCCAGTTGACATCTAGCCTTTAAAAGAAAGTTTGAATAAACAATAAGACTCAATCGTATATAATTTTACACACATACAAGGGACAATACAATGTACTTTTCAAACAATAGATCAACCATGCAGTATAGAACATCAACCAAAGACAACAAAGAACAAGTTAAGATTGTAACAGGTGGGTATCCCGAAACGACATTGCATAAAGGTTCAATGGATGAGTTCAGCAAAGCAACAGGCATTGTATTATTCGGTAAGGGTGGCAGAACGAAACTTTCAGAGCGTCAGATAAGAAGAATAAATATATTCTTAAATAATCTTTGAATAAACGATACTGCTCAAACGTATATAAAGAGTAGAGAGAAGAGACTATTAGGATTTACACACACGTAAGAGAGGATAACTATAATGACTCAGTATATTATTTCATTCATTGTTGCCTATATGATAATAGGATTAATACCTGATTTCATTATAGTGCTTTTATTTACTTTCATTGTACAAGGGTATATAGGTAAAGGATGATTATGTGTGACGTGTCAAGTATTATTTCATTTCATTACGTGTGTAACGTATACAAGGATTATATTATTTCATTTGAGTGGTAGGGGCTTTACGCACATTCAACTAGTATATTCAAAAGGTTTTTGACAATAAAAAAGAAAGTATTTTGAATAAAGTTTATAGCCCAAACGTATATAAAGTATAACCAATAACAACAAGGTGACAATATGCTATTCAAGACAACGTACTTCAAGACAAGACAACAAGCATTAACATTCTTTAATAAGGTGGCAAGACTCAATATAGCGTACCTAGCAAAGGACAATGAGGATGGACGCTACTTTGTAGCCAATGAAAAGGACTATGCGTTCTTTACGGCAGAATGGGACTTGGATATGTCATTGGAACTATGTTCAGATTAAAAGTAAAAGTATTTTGAATAAAAGATTTATCTCAATCGTATATAAAGTATAACCTAATGACAACAGGATTAACAATGACTAGAGTAACAGTAACAGATAGCAAGTCAGTACCATTCACAGGCAACATTCGTAACTATATGACAGTAGGTGGATATACAAAGAACTGTGGTGTGCCAACAGACTATAAAGTACAGATACAAGGCTCTAATCGGTGGTATCGTGTGTATAACTACTGTACAAGCAATAGTGGTACGCTATTCATCAAGACTATCAAGTCAAGTTTTACAGTCATTCAGAATGATTGGGATATAAAAGGATAAAAAGCCCAAAATAAAAAGTGTAGTAAAAACAGTGACTTAGTTAAGGTTGCTCTTAGTGGAAGTAAAGAAAGTTAAAGAAAGTTTGAATAAAATGAATACTTGAAACGTATAGAATATACACAACAAACAACAAGGGTTAACAATGAATACAAAGCCAACACTTTTAAACCTGTATCAAACAGTCCGTACAATGATCAATGATCTTAACAATGTTGCAATCTCAGATGATAGGGAAGAAGAGATACACGCCTTTTATGTCAGATACTCAAACAACATAGATATGGAATTGCATACTTGGAGTAAGTACTTACTAGAAAACTGTGTACAACGTCCAAATTTTGATGATCCTCCATTTTTTGCTTTCTATGACTCTATGATACAACTTGAGACAACATATAAAAGGTTCGAATCAAACGGGACTATTGAAGATTAAGAATAAAAAGTGAAAAAAGTTGAATAAAAATTGAATAAAACAACGTCCTCAAACGTATTATATATACAAGCAACAAACAACAAAGAGGTTACAATGTCTTCATTCAGCACTTACAAGTTTACATGCAAAACCACAGGATCGGTATTTATCGGACAATACTGTGGAGGCCCTACAGTGGATGTTAAAACTGGGGAAGTCGGATTGGAAATATGTCTAGTTAGCAAAGATGGGAAATACAAGTGGTGTAAAACCACAGATTGTATTAAGCAAAATTAATTTATAAACGGACAAAAACTGTCCACAATAAAGTGGCAATACCCATTTATATCGGTTATAATTATAGTATAAGAAACACAAACAAGGGATGTCTAATGTCTAATCTTTCAAACTCTCAATCACAATCTAACAACTCAATCAACGGATCTAATACAATGACTATCAACAATGAAATCTTCGCAGTATACCCACAAGTATCAAAGTCTTTATCATTTCGCCTACGTGGTAACAGTGATCTAGCACACGACATCACTATGGACGCTATCGCCAAGGCTATCAAGAATCAAGACAAGTTCGATGCCGACAAGGGGAATCTTAAGACATGGGTTTCTTCTATCGCATATCGCACACTTACAGACTACTACCGTTCACACGCAGTATCTAAGACATCAAGTGGCTACGATAACGCTACACTCGATCTCATGGCAGGTGGCTATGAAGTCGATTATGGCGACGTTTCAGTTGATAGCGTCGACTTTTGGGGCACTATCGAAGGATTAACCAATGCGAAAGAATACGGGTGTCTAGTACGACGTTTTCGTGACGACATGTCATACACCGATATAGCGCAAGACATGGGTATCCCAAAGGGTTCGGTAATGTCGGCACTATCGAACGGTAAAAAGAAATTGCGTGAGTCCTCAACTTTCAGCCATATGTTCAAGTAAGGGGTAAAGTCAAATAGGGGTAAAATCAAATAGCGATTTAAAAGGGGGTATCCCCTCCCCCCCCTCTTCCCGATGCCTAGCGCGTCGGGTTTTTTTGTGCGTCAGGAAGCCTCTTTTCAACGCGTACGTCATTTTCCGAAATTTTAAAAAAAAATTTGAGATTTAAAGACTATTTACAACATTCGCATATAGTATAAGGAGCATACAAAATGAAAATGAAATTAATTATGGAATCTTTTAATTCTTACGTAATTGAAGAATTCGAAAAATCATTCGAGGAATTATATGAAAACCAAAACAAAGAATTAGCACAAAAAATGGCAGTACTAGGAAAACAGTTATTGATGGCAAAGAAGAAGCCACAAGATTTCCTCAAACAGTTTATCGATAAAACAGAAAAAGAAATGAATACCATGCAACAAAAATTATCCGGTGGTAAAGGAGAAGATAAGCAACAAGCACAGCCAGAGAAATATTCATCATCTAAAGAGGCTGCAGTGGCTGCATTGTCAGATCCACAAGGTGCTTTAGCGAAAATCAATAAAGATCTAAAAGCAGATCAGCAAGCGATTAAGCAACTTGATAAGGCAGGCGATCAGGCTGTTAAGCAGGCAGCACCCGGTGAAATGGACAAAATAAAAAAAGCAGATGCGGAAATAAACACAATATTCGATCAATCTCAGATAATGAGTCGTCACATATTTACTCAATTTAAAAAGGCAGTAAAAGAAAAAAATATGCGATTAATGAATGCTGCTCAAAATGATTTTATCGGCTTTAATAAATATGCTGATACTGTCGTAGCCAATGCTCAAAAAGCATTTAAAAATGGAAAATGGGACGAAATGTCAAAAATGTCAAATGAATTCAAATCGATGGTTCAAAAAATGGTTTCTACACAATGAAAATAACAACATCTTATATTAGTCAATTAGTTAAAGAAGAGATGTCAAATATAGAGGGAGATGCCGTTGAGCAACGTATGCTAGACAATCTACGTAGTAGCGCAATAATAGGGCTTGTAGAGGTTCTCCGAGACTTAGAACAACAAGCAGATGTCATGGGTGCTAACGCTATGGACATCACAACGGTTATACAGTCTTGTATACAAAAACTTCAAGAAAGCAATAAAGCGGAGAATGTGCAATGAAAAGGTATTCATCAGACAAAAAAATGCAAAAACTATTCGAAGGGTTTCGGAAAACAGTCCTATCCGAAAGTAGAGCGATGAGCATGTACGATCCCTTAAGTTTGCAAGATCCAATCAATAAGGCTATTCATGGGCTTATAAGATCAGTTAATACATCCTCTACAGCAGAAGGGTGCCATTCAAATGCTTATCCGGTTATTATGCTAGTTTCACAAGTAATAGGAATGATGGCGCCTATTTCCGACATACAATCTTGGTATCTGTCAGCAGCAATACTCAGATATCATGAAAAGATGATAGAATACAAAGAACAACTAAAGAAAGATTTTGAAAGAAATAAAACCGGTTTTGTCGAACATTTTTTTGATTCGGACGAAATGGACGACTGGAGAGATATTGATGCAAAGCAAGTAGAGTTTCATCGAGAAGTTGAGGGCATGGTAGGAACCATTGAGCATGGAGGAGAGCCAGACATTGATTTTCAGGTGGTTACTTCAAGTGACATAGACGATTTAAAAGGAAAATTTGTCGCTTCAAACTTGGTAGATGTAAATGATGGGACTTTTCTAGACGGCTTTAAGCGTTCTCCACGAGATTCTAGCAAACAATCACTATATAGTGATGCTATTTATCATGGTTATGAAGAATATTTTGAAAGTTAAGGAGAATTGACAATGAAACCAATTATTATTGTATCCCCTATAATCTGCAAAGCCCTTTCCGTATTTATTGAGGTTGGGGCTATTACCATATATCCATTTATCATCTCTAGGGAAGAAATGTCGGATGTATTGTTGAACCATGAGTCCATTCATATAGAACAGCAGCGTGAAGGCTTTGTATTGTGGTTCTACGCCCTTTACGTTTGGTATTGGGGTATTGGCATAGCAAAAGGGCTAACTGCCTCTGAGGCTTATTTTGAGATACCTTTTGAAAAGGAAGCATATGCTAATGATCATGATATGGATTATATTAGCAATAGAGGACACAAGGCGTGGAAAAAATATCGCCTATGAATGAATATTAATATTGTCTGAAACGTATATATTATACATATGGAGGTTATTAACAATGAGTAAAGAAAAGAAAAAGTATCAAATTGATATAACAGAGTTTCCTGAATTGCAAGATGCCATAATGGAATACTTTCTTCTAATGACAGAGATTCTCAATGTCGAGGATTTTGAAATTGAAGAGATAAATATGAATCTAGAAAACAACAAAATTATCGTGGAAGGTTCGATTCAAGATGATGAGCCCGAAGCCGAGCCTGATGAGGAAGACGATTGGGAATGGATCTAGGAAAACATTCTATTATAGAATTTGAACATATGCAGGAGAGCCTTATTGGCTCTCTTGTTTGTTTGCGTGATGTTGAAAATGAGATATTATCGGGTAAAGGATTATTGATTAATCTTCGTAGAGAAGGAGGTGACGTTTATGCAAGAATTGTATGGATGAAGTCTCCTTTTTTCAGATACAAAGAAATAAGAAAAGTGGGATGGCATTCGATTAAAAGACTATTTATTTTACAAAATAAGTTTGGAATAAAAAACTATTCTGTCTAAGGCTTAAACTTTTAAGGTAATATTATGAATTTAACAAAAGACTTTCTCAGATCTCTTATCATTGAAGAGATGAATAAGCAAATCAATGAAGCAACAGAAGAAGAAATTGGATATTTAGATGACGTATTGGAGATGCCAAAAGATGCTCTCCCGTTTCATGACATATTTGGAGACAGATATCGCATCTTGTCTTCTTTTAACTCTAACTCCCCAGATTCTCCTTTCTCTCAATTCGAAAAGTTTTTATACAGAACTGGATGGACATTCAACCCTGATAATATGGCAGAAGTTGAAAAGTCGATTACCACCTCGTATATCGCCAATCCAGAAGATGGAGTACAACAAAGAACAAAAGTCGAAAAGATGTCAATCTCTAAATGGATGCAAGATTTAGTTGATTATGTAGATTCCGTTTCAGGTACCATGTCTAACTGGAATAAAGTTATGAAGGATATGTTAGAATACGCCAACAACACTTTCAAAAAAGATAGCCCTAGGCAACCAAGAGGTGGCTTTAAGTTAGAATATCTCAAAGATAAAAACTATTTAAACATGTTTCGCAAGAGATTGTCTCTTAAAAAATCTATTATGAAATTTCTCCCAGAAAAAAATAAAATGCAAGTATTTTCTGGTATCGGTAGAGTAAGATGGGAAAGCGGAGAAGAGACTGTTAAAGATGTTGAGGATTATTTTAAGTTATCAAACTTGAAAAAAGAAACCCTCAGACAACGTGATTGGCTAATGGGCTCAAAAGGCTCAGGAAAGAAAAACTATGTGATCTTTTCTGGAAAGAATCTAGATGAATATAGAAAAGAAAACGGCAACACAGAGTATATTGTATTTTCTCGCCACCCGATTGATGTGTTTAGAATGTCCGATCATCAAGGACTAGATTCGTGCCACACTCCTCCGTCTAGCAGAGAGAAACTTGGGGCATCTCCATCTGAAGAAAAATGGGATCAATATAATATATGCGCACTATCAGAAGCCCATGCTAATGGTATGATTGCATATGCCCTTAATCCGGATGATTTTGAAGAGCCACCTACACAAGCATTGGTAGATCAATATGAAGACAAAGAACTTTTTACTGATGATGAAAGAGATGTAGAAGGATTTACACCTGTTGGTAGAATCAGAATCAAGAATGTCGCCTTCTTGGCAGACAAAGGAGATTATTCTCAAATTTTAACAAGGGTTGCTGTTCCAGAAAATAGATCATATGGTGATATGATTTCTGGCTTCAAGGAGCACGTAGCAAAAGTCTTATCGCAGGCTCAAAAATCTAAGATTGAAGACATTGTTAACAAGTTCGAAGGAGATGTGGACTTGCGTAGATTCTTGAGAGTTGGTGGGCATTATCAAGATAATAGTATGTCTCAAATCTTACCAGAATTCTTTGGCAATACTTTGGATAGAAAAGACATTGAATACACTGAAACAGTTCAGTATTCGAATGAATTAGAGCAGTCCTTAAAAGATCAATACATGGGAACAACTATTGAAAATGCCACAGAGACATTGCAGAGCCTGCAGGCAGAATACAATGGAGGTTTTGTAAACTTTGATAATTTAGAAGTGGAGGAAGATTGGAACGGAGATGGATTTTATATGTCAGGTGAGGTAAGAGTTATATATAACTATGCTGATGAAATTGAATATGTTAGTGGTAAGTTTGATGTTCGAGAACTTATCAATGATGCCATCGATTACGCTGCAGAAACTTATTTTTATGATGATGCTTGGTTTACTAACTACTCTGTATTGTTTGATACTTTTTGGGGAGGATATAAGAATGTTATGATCATATCAATTCCTATTACTAACTTTAATGTTACTGATAATGGTGAATATTTTCCTCATGATCCTGATACGTGGATGTATGCATTATCGGAAATGAAAGATAAGTTAACTTTTGTTATGGATCGGCATGCCGACGATTCTCTAAATAACACAGTTAAAGATTATATCTCTCATGCTAGCGCAATGTCCGATGGAGAAGAGATTGTTCGTACCGATATTTCTGAGAGATACTATCTAACTAAATTCAAAAAAACCCTAGAAGAAGATGGCAACTGGGATATCAATGAAGAGGAGTTAGATAACGATAATCCTTTAGGATTTGATGTTCTTACTTCTTTCACGGCAGAGTTTTCTGATAGTTCTGATCTGAATCAACTGTTCAGGGAAGTCAATGAAGATTTTGATCCAGAAAACCCAGAACTAGTTGAAATGGCTAAAAGAATGTCTGGGCATATATCCACATTAATCTCTATATTGGCTTCTGAAGGCATGAATGTTATTAAGGCTGGTTTGCTAAACCAAGCCTTCTTAAGTAACCAGAGCCTATACTCAAGCCTCTCTCAGGCTACCAAATTAGATGAACTTGATATGAAAGTCGAGGCATCTATTGGATGGAGTGATGAAATTAGTCCCGACAGAATATTGCAAGGTATTGCAGAAGATGACGATCTGAATCTAAGCATCAAAATAACTTGTGAGGATTGGGATGCTGTTACCATAGAAACAGTTGGCAAAATGATGTTAGGTAGGTTTAATGATAACAATGGATGGCATATCGATGTTGATGAATGCTTGGAAGCATTAGTCAGGGCAGATATTCCTAGTCCTCCCAAACCTACAGACATTCAGGAAATGTTACGTCTCGAAATAATAAATCTTCTTCAACGTTAATAGCCCCTATATACTAATAGGGGGGTATTAAAATGATTAGCATTTTATTTTCAATGCTCTTGATAGCCGGAGACACTTCGAGTGCAGATGTCTTTGCTAAGAGCAGTAACTTAGTTCATCAAGATACAGAAGATGGATTAAAAATAGCATTCGAGACTTCAGTGAGAATAGTATCTGTGTCTAGTATAGGAACTTCTTTTGGTTCAGGGAACTTGTTCACCCATAAAGGTGAATTATATATTATTACAGCAAATCATGTAGTTGAACAGTCTTTGTTTTTGGATATTGTAGAGAAGAATGGCAACATTGTAAGCGGTAAAGTACTTTTATCAAATCCAGAACTTGACTTGGCAATAATAAAGCCTGATGTGAAACTGACAGGTACACTTGCTACTAAGTTTAAATTTTCTGAAAACAATAAACTAGGAGAAAAAGTATTTCATTGTGGGCACCCGTTAGGTATACCATTTAATTTATCCAAGGGGATGATTACTGGATATAGTCCAACAGGATATATTATCGATTCCATCTCTTTACCGGGCTCTTCAGGCTCTGTAGTGTTTAACGAGAATGGTAAAGTTATCGGTGTTGTCGTATCCGTTGCTGCTGTTGGAGAGCCTCCATATGCACAGTTGATCGAAGGTATCGTCAGCGTGGTTCCAATAAATCTATCGGCAATACTAGATGAGAGGTGACTAATTAAGATATGGGAATAAAAGATTTAATAATATTACCAGTGGTTGGTGACTTAATTACTTTTACAAAAGTTTGGGACAAGGTTCTGTCTAGTAATGGTAGATATCCGTACGGCATCGTCACAGATATTTTAGAATATGACTCTATGCTGGTTGTAGAGGACAATACGAATCTAGTTGGGACATTGGCTTTTCCATTGGAAGACAAACATGCATATGAAAAAAATTTCAAAGTATTTGTTGTAAGATGGGGCTCGAACACAGCCAGTTCATTTAAGTTTATTAATGAAGAATGGTTTCATAATAAAAGTTTCATTGTAGCCACAAAAACTAGTTAGATATATATTAAGGAGACAACATGGCAAATTTAAAACCCGGTGATACAACCACATCTGCAAAAGCATTTTTCTTTAAAGAAGGAAGGATATTATTAGTTAAGCCAACTGGGAGTGAAGATCGATATGACATACCCGGTGGAAAAATTAAATTCGGAGAGTCAAAAGAACAGGGAGTCTACAGAGAATGCCTAGAAGAGATTGGATTGAAGATCAAAAAGGCTAAATTTATTGGAAAAGATAGCAATAGAGACAAGATTTATTTCTTAGTTACAGAGTGGACTGGAGACATTGTTTTGCAGGCAGAAGAGATAGAAAAATATAGGTGGGTTAGCACATCTGAAGCCAGAGAATATTACCTAACAAAAACTGCTCATAACGGATTGATGCACTATTTACTTAATGAACTCGGAGGGGTATAAAATGGATTCAGCAGCAGGATGGGAAGTATATAGTAAGATGGTTTTGCAACAATTAGAAAACCTAAATACTAGCATGTCAGAGTTACGTGGTGAAATACAAGAAGTTAAGACTCAAATTGCCGAAGTCAGGGCACAACAAAATAGTGTTGCTGAACTTAAGCAGTGGAAAGAGCGAATTGATGATATTGTATCTCCAACACAACTAGGTGAGATGAAACAAGAAGTACGAGAATTAAAAGATTTTAAACTGAAAGCGATTGCAGGATTCACTGTTATACAATTTTTGATGGGTTTAGTCTTATTTTATGACAAACTAATGTAAAAACACTATTTATGCAGAGGTGTTTATACATATGTCTATAAAAGTAAGATTAAAAAAAATAAAGAAAGCAGTTTTGGATCTAGTTTGTCCCCCTGCTACACAGGATTTAGCCCTTAATACGAAAAACAGGGATTCTACAATCAAAAAATTCAACTACGGCCCATTGAATGTCGATGAGCCAGCAGATTATTGGCAGAAAATTGCAAAATATTGGAAAACTTCTGAGAAGGCTGCCAAAGAGTCTTCATGTGGTGTCTGTGTTGCATTTGATATTTCCCCTAGGATGAAAGATTGTCTTCCCGGTGATACATTTGATGATGATGGTGAATTAGGATACTGCTGGATGCATCATTTCAAGTGTCATAGTGCCAGATCATGTCATACTTGGGCTAAAGGCGGCCCAATCGCAAAAGATTCTGAATCTGCAGAGTGGCAGGAGAAGAATAAAAATAATATTGAAGAGCGTAAGCGTAAAAAACGTAAAAAATCTCATCATCCAACTCATAAAAGAAGCAAAAAGTACTTTGGAGGCTATTTTTATGATCACCATATGCTCCATGGAGACTCTTCCGGTGTTTCAGTTGGTGGTAGCGGTGATGGCGGAGATGGTGGCGGTGGTGGCGATGGAAATCGCTCAGAAAACCCCAAGACAGGTACAGGTAAAAAGCCAAAAGGTTCCGGAAGAAGACTTTATACCGACGAAAATCCTAGTGACACAGTATCTGTTAAGTTTTCTACAGTTCAAGATGTCAAAGATACTCTTGCTAAGTCAAGTTTTAAATCAAAATCTCACAAAAGACAATCTCAGATAATAAACTTGATCCATCAAAGGGCTCGTGCTGCTTACAAAAATGCAAAAGATCCCAAAGTTAAGGCCAGGCTGAAGAAAGCATATGAATATGCAGAAGAAAGAAAAGAAGCATCCAAGAAAAAAACCCAAAGATTGAACAAGGAGAAGAAAAAATGAGTAATTATGATTTAACAAAACAAGAAATGGTATGGTTAATGGAAGAACTACAGAAAGAAGTTTCATTAGAAAAGAAAACTGACGGCTGTGAGCACGATTTAGAGCCTTATGATCCGAATATGCATGGAGGACAGGTGACTGATCCTCAAGCAGGGGCAGCAAAAGCCACTGGTGCTCTTACAATCACTGGAGAATTAGATCATGAAGTGTCTATGGTTAGAACACAACTAGACAAAGCAGCAAAATACTCTCAATCCATGTCTGCTAGGATGGAGCAAATCGGCGAACAGAACCTTCCAGCATGGGTTCAAGCCAAAATCACCAAGGCTTCAGACTATATTTCTAAAGTATATCATTACATGGACAAGTACTTAGGTGAAGATGTCAATATGATATCAGAAGATGCCGAAGGTAAAATCAAAAAAGCAAGTCACGATATTGAAATTGAAATCAAAATGTCAAAATCAGACATGAAGAACCTAGAAGATGGTAAATCTGTCACTCTAAGTGATACTACTGGGACAAATACGTTTAAAGTTAATATAAAAATGGACTAATTAACAAAAGTTGAGACAAAAAAATGTCCGAAAAATATAATATATGATATATGGAATACAAAAATGGAAGATTACAAAAAACTAAAAGAAGAAATGACAAAAAAACTAGAACTAAAGTTCAATGAGGCAGGAATATATGGTGCTTGAGCGTACAATGCAGCCCGGAGGGTTGTTAAGTTGTATGAAGAGGGCATGGACTTCGAAAAAGCCGTCTATAAAGTATACAGAGGATTATAAACTATGAAAAAATTATTTGAAAATTGGAATAAGTTCATAAAAGAGTCAGAAGTCGCTGATGCTGCTGATGAACTTGCTGATGAACTGAGAAAAAAGTCTGAAAAAGATGCTGAAGAGCAAGAAGAAGAGGATGATCAGGAAGAAGAGCAGGAAAAGCAAATAAAATTGATGAATCTCAAATTAAATGCTCCTACACCAGAGGGATAAATGCTTGGAAAAGCAAATTTTGACACGATAGACGTGGGAGACTTGATAAGTTGGACTAATCTCTCCAAACATTCAAGAAAAAGAAGAGGACTGGTGCTTGAGAAGTGGATCAAGATTGGGACTGAGTCATTGACAGAGAGAAAAGTAGCAATGTTAAGAGTGGTTGACTTTTTGGATAATCAAATAACTAATATTTATGCAATTAATGCCAGAATAGAAAGTAAAAGGACTACTTAGTTAGAGTTAAGGAGTATAATTCATGGATTCTGTTGTAGATCATATTGCTATTTTAGTTGATGACTTAAATATTTCAGAAAAATGGTATATTGACACTTTAGGTGGGGAAATAACCCACCGACAAGAAAACTATATACGCCTAAAGATTGCAAATACAAATATTGCGCTTCTAGATAAGAGTTTTGATACATCTAAGCCTCATATTGGGATTAGATGTGAAGAAATAGAAGACTTACCTGCCAATGGACTTAAAGTTAGTCATAGAGATGGTACAACTGGCGTATATTTGCAAGATCCGGATGGAAATACAATAGAATTCATACACTATAACAAAAAATGTCAAAAATTTATCAAATGAGGGTATCAAAATGAACGACAACAATAATAAAATCATCAGAGAAGAGTTTGCAAGGGCTATAATGATCAAAAAGGCTAATTCAGTGCTAAGCGAAAGTGCATTTCGTGCCTTTATCTCTGAAATGAGAAAGTATGAAGAAAACATGATCATTGCTGAAAATATGTCATCTGAAAACATATATGATGGATTTCAGAAGCAATTACAAGAGCAAACTGCAGAAGTTGGAAAAGAAGGGGAGATTATTTCCAATCAAATCGGAAAAGGAGAAGGAAATATAACCGCTGATGCTGAAAAAGAGCCGCCTACAGGTGGTGGTAACAAAGGGGACAAAGATCCTAAAAAGTCTGGTGGTACTAAGAAATTTCCACAAACTTTATCCAATTCAGGACAAATAGAACTGAAGAAGTTGAATATGTCAGATCCTGTAAAAATGGCACAGTACATCATGAAAAATACAGATAGATTTGAGACTGGAGATCAAATTGAAGCAGAACAATACATAAAATTTCAGAAAGAGAAATTAGGTGGCGGTGATGCTCCCGAAGAACCAACAGGAGATGTAAAGAAAGATACACAAAACCTAGGTAAAGAACTCGAAAGTCCAAAGGCAAAAGGGATTTTGGCTTCTATCTTCGATTCATACAAGTTTGCATTCGCTTCAAATGCCAAGATGTGGGAAAAAATTTATGATTTTATCAATGGTTCTAGTGGTAAGACACCTGCAGAGCAAGAGAAGGCTGCTGAACAAGCAAAAAGCAATTTAGAAAATAATGTCGATTCTGATCAGGAAGCAGGAAGAAGTGAGGAAGATCCAGAAGGTGGAGAAGAAGGTGGTGATGAAACTGTTAACGTCAGAAAAGGGAAAAACAGCCTTCAGTCTAGACTGTCTAAGTTGTTTCCTGATTTGGCAAAGGCTAGAGGAACTTACTATTATCGCAAAACAGATAAGCAAGGTGATCAAGGAAAAATCGTTTCTAAGAACACTAGTGCATTGGCTGCTATCCTTGGGGACATTGAGGCTCAGTTGAAAGGCTCAGGTATTGAAATTTCAGAATCTTTAAGAAGTCAATTGGTAGATACTGTTGGAACTATTATGTTGTCTGAATCTGGTGGAGTATTGTTAGAAAAAAGAAGTGATCTAGCAAAATTCAAAACAAATCTTCAAGTTGCTCTTCAGAAAGTTACTAAAAAGCATGAAGATCCAAAGAAAAAGAGAAAAGCAATACAAAAGTTCTTATTTAGACTCAAGAACTATGCCGAAAAGGGCGACTTTGGTACATTAGCCTCTAGATACGAAGATATCACCGCTGTTAAGAAAATGAATAGTCTATATGATGGGATGAAGCCTGAAGAGAAAGAAAGTTCAAAAGACTATGCACTCGCTTATTCCAAGAAGCAATTCACTGCTGCTGGAGAAGGAAGGTTCAAATCTTCTACCTTAGATGACGCTAAGAAAGATTCCCCAACTAAGTCCAAAGAACAGATGATAAAAATGATTCCAAAAATCAAAAATGGTGTACTCAACATCAGTCAGATTATCGGCCCTAAACTCAAAGCCGCTGGGTATGATCTAAAGTCTCCTGAGGGACAAAAGGTTCAACAAAGACTTTTAAAAGTTCTAAGAAGGTTCTTGAAGAAAGATCTAGAAAGACTAGGGCTGTCAAGCAAAGTTAAACTTTTGGCTATGTTTTCAAAATCTAAGCCCAAAAAAGGTAAAGGTAAAGTAAACGAGTCTGCTAGTGTCTTAGAGGAGTCATATCTAGATTTTTTCTCTAATTACATGTTAGAAGGTATCATTAATGAATTGTCAAATTAAAAATAATTCAAATATGGATATGCAGGAACTAAGTCCTCTGATAGATGACTTGGCTTCTGCAGTTCAACAGAAAGTTGGACTCAAGTCTATGCCTAGTATTACTCTTCAGGACGACGAGGATAACGCTGATGTCCTTCTAGGGAAGACAGCCTACTATGATCCCCAAAACAAAGCAGTGACTGTCTATGTGACTAATAGGCATCCTAAAGACATACTTAGATCTATCGCACATGAACTCATTCATCATGGACAAAACCTAAGAGGTGAATTTGATAAGATCAATGCAATAGGCGAGGGCTATGCACAAAATGATGAGCATCTAAGAAATATGGAAAAAGAAGCCTATTTACAAGGTAATATGTGCTTCCGAGATTGGGAAGACGGATATAAAAGAAATATGATGGAATCTATCCATCGAAAGAATTCATTTAAAAGGAGAAACACTATAATGAAAAAATATAACAATAGCAAGAACAACGAACTTAACAAATTATTGATGGAAAAGTTCAATCTTGGAAAAAGTACTCTGAATGAAGCACACTGTAGTGGAAACAGAGATGAGAAAGAAGAAGAGAAAGAAGAAACTATAGAAGAAGTTCATTGTATGGGACAAGGTAACAGAGGTGATAAGCCATGCCCTGAATGTGGAAAGCAGAAATGTGCCGGAAAAGACGGTGGCAAAAAAATCGAAGAACTTGAAAATCCTAAAAAGGCTGATCTGGATAAAGATGGCAAAGTCTCTGGGTATGAAAAGAAGAGAGGAGAGGCTATTGAAAAGTCTATGAAAGATCAAGATAAAAAGAAGAAGAATGAATCTTATCGTAGACAGGTTCGTGCTATGATGGAAGAGATACTTAAGTTTAATAAATAAGGAAATTCGGTATGAAAATCAGAAAATCTAGATTAAAAATATTAATCAAAGAAGAATATGAAATGTATCTTCTGGAAGAAAGGATATTTCAAGATGCAATTAATGAAGGCATTGCTAGGGATGCTCTTGTCTTTCTTAAAGATAAATTTGTTGATGGTGTCGAAAAACTTGGAGATATCGGTGGAGGAAATTTGGCTGTACAGAAAGCAATGAAAGACTTTATCTTTGCATATTCTAGCATGATGTCGTTCAATGTTAAAAATCAAGACAAGTTCTTTCATTGTGTGGCTAACAATATGGCAACTCAAAGAGGTTGGAGTGGAAAGGCGTTTGCAATAGTTTTCAGTGAACTAAGAGAGATAACTGACTTAATTAAGCCTACTGGACTTACTTGGAAAGAAAAATTTGATGATCGTAGAGATGACTTAGAAGCAAACGCACTGGGTAGAGATTCAGTTGGTGATGCTTCTAATGTATCTGGTGAATATCCAGATAACTTCTCCGAAGAATATAAAAAAGCAATTGATGCGTGTAAATCTACTTTACCTGCTTGTGCTGAATTTGGATATGAAGATGAAAAAGGAAAGTCAGTCGCTAAATATGATGGTGATTTTACTGCATGTGGGGGATATATCAGAAAATGAAAATGAAATTAATAATGGAAAACTTTAGAAAATTTAACGAACAGATGGAATGGGCAGGGTTTCATGGCAAAGGCGGACGCCCTAATCAACATTCTGTCTCAGGCAGAGGTGGTGGAATGTATCAATTAGGATGCCTAGAAGACGTTATCGATTCAGATTCCGGAGAAGGTACTTTAGAAGAACCTGAGCCGGACGGAATTTATGACACTTGGGAAAAGCCCGGAGATGCTGGTTGTCCACAATTTGATAGTGGAGAGTTGGTTACAGATAGAGATGTTGAAATTGCCGTTAAATTTTTAAACGACAGAAAGCCTGTGCATTTAGTTGCTTACTCCAGAGGAGGAGGCGTTGCTTTTCTTGCTCATGCCGCTAGCGGTTTACAGTATCGCCCAAAGGTACATTATGTCGCCCCTGCTTGGAAGAAATCTGCTGGGAGCACTTCTGCTGGTATTCATGATTCTGGAGGTTTTATTATTCACGGCACCAAAGATATTAGAATTCCTTTGAAAGATTCAGTTGAACTTTCAATAATGACAGGCTTACCGTTGGCAGTCTTTCCCGGATTTGGACACTTAATGGATATCCTAAATGTTGCCGAAAAGCCAAATATGGCTGAAACAGTTGTATCATCTTCGAAGTTAAAAAGTTTACCACAAGAAGTAATCGATCAATTACCAACTTGGGAAGGTAAAGTGGAATTTTGGGCTGAACGCCCAGCAGACGGAAACCCCGGTAGAAAGTCCGATCAGGTTTTGTCAATAGAAGGTGCGCAACAAAAATGGTATGAAACGTATTTAAAATAAAGGAGAATATAAAGTGACTAAAAGATTATTGCAAGAAGGCCCGGTTGGGCATATGTGGCATCCATTTGATCTGGATTCAGTTAAGAATGGAAAAGATCTGTTATCAGTATTCGAGAACGAAGTGATAGAATATATTAATAAATTCACACCGTCTATCAAGATAGATGGGATTAATGGGCCGATTCGATTAGTCACTAATAAGTCCGGAGACAGAGAGTTTGCTATTGACAGGATGTCTAGGGCTAATATTGATCGTGAAGGAGTCACAGCAGATCGTTTAAAAGAGAGGTTTGAGAAGGCTATATTGCAATCTCTAGATTCTGATGAAGTTATGCAAATCCCTCTACACAAATTAGTTGCTATGGGCGTCTCAATGGACAAGTTAACTGTTGGGACTAATTTAACAATCATCCACAAAAAGAAAAAGAAGCCCGTTGTCGTAAAGGGGATTACCTCTGGACATGGTTTTGTAAATGATGGTACAGTTGCTTTAACTGTATTGAATAATGCACTTAGTGCTCAACCAACACAAATGGAACAAGTTCTAAGAGTGTTGGACATGTGGAATAACCCTGCAATATGTTTAAATAATGATATTGTGCATGAAAGTTCGAAAGATTCGGGGCAAGTAAATGCTGTAAAATATGATGAAGATTTTATTGCGTTTCATGGACTCAATGAGATATTCAGCCCAGAAGGCAAGACTACTAGAAAAACTAAAGAAATAAATTTGAATGATCAGCAAAAGCAGGCATTAAATCAATTGGTTAAGATAATCAATGATACAAATACCGTACAAGGCTTTAGAGCGCTCTCTCCGTACGATACAGTCGCTTTAAAAGGTGAGATAGACATTGACTATAGTAAAGTTCTAGCAGAGGTTATAGAGGTAAAATTGGACTCACAAACGTCTACTTCACAATCACTATCATCTTGGTTATCTGATTCTAAGATTGTAAAGCCTTCGTATAGTGTTAAGTATACATTTTCAGATGGAAAATCTAGATCTTGCTTCAGCAAGGCAAATTATGTTGCTTTAATTCCAGATCAAGGAGAGCAGCAATACTCAATCAGAGAACTTCTGAGTGAAGAGGCACACCCTGAATTAGATGATGAGATTTATTACAACTTTGCATCTGGTGCAATATTCTACCATGCAACTAGACTATTAGGAAGAGCAGTTCTTCAAACTTTAGTCAATAAGTCTAAAGTAGGAAATGATGCTCTCACTAGTCACGAAGGAGTTGTGATGCGCTCGAATGATGTATTTGGGGTTAATAATCCCATCAAGATCACAGGTGACTTCATCAGAGATGGAATGGGAAGTAATTTAGCACAGGCTATGACTAAAAAGCCTGCTGCAGTGAATGAGTCTACAGAACTTCAAGATACTCCAGAAGGTGAAATCGGAGATGAAGAAGGAGAGCAGACAATTGTAACTACCACGGGAACTAAAACTGTTGCTGTAATGCCGGGCTCTTTCAAGCCTCCCCACAAAGGACATCTTCTTATGGCGGAACATCTGTCTAAAGTTGCAGATGATGTCTTAATTTTTGTATCTGCTCCACGCGGTTCAAAAAGATTGCTACCATTTTCAGGTACTGAAATCACATATGATAAAGCCATAGAACTGTGGAGACTCATGCTCAGAGGCGCTTCTGGTAATATTAGATTAATAGAGACAACAAATCCTAGTCCCTCTCCTATCATGGCTCTAGCAGAAATAATGAAACCTGCTGATGAAAGACAAAGTTATCAAGATGTTGATTTTTATCCCGAAGAATATTCTAAATATTATTTAGCAATGTCTGAAAAAGAAAAAGATGATCCGGGCTCAATGAAAAGATTTTCATTTTATGAAGATATGGAAAATGTAGAAATAACTTTAGTACCTGCTTTTAAACATGATCCTGAGTACTCTCAAGCAATTGCTGAGTTAATGACTAAGTCTGCTGATATTATTGAAAGAATTTCTGATGATATAAAAGCAAAGGCTTCAGAACTTGCTAAAGGACTTGTGTCCTCAAGAAAAAGAAAAAAATTATCTGCCAATGCTTCTGTGGAAGAATACATCTCTGCATTGTCCAAGGCTAATCAGAAAAAAGTTGCTAAGTTTATGAAATCAACACCAAAAGATTTAGATAAACAAAATTTTAGTGCAACCGATCTTAGACTTCTTTTGGATTTGAAAAAAGTTTATAACCTCCCAGTAGATTCACTTCTCGTAGACTTCGTAGGGCAAAACCTTGAAGACTATCTTCGCATCGTATTTGGTTCCGGAGAAGTGAATGAATCGATTAACGTAATTCAAGAAATGATTACATCGATCCTTGCGGAACAATTAGATGAAATGTCCACTATGGCTAGTGGGGCAGTAGCAGGTGGATCTAGCCCACTAGACGGTAACCGTGACGAAGAGGAAGAGGATGTGAACGAAGTCACATTCCACCCTTCCGAACTTCCGCAGCAGCCCGGCTTGTCTTCTATGACTGTCAGAGTAATACCAAGTAGTAGACATAAGTCTAATAGTGGTAGCGATGCAATTGCAAAGAAAAGCATCAAAAACAAATTTAAAATTGATAGTACATATACCGACAAACGAGCCCCCTATTATAGTGAGGACGATATCATAACCGATTTGGTTGAGAAAGTCCTACACAATATTATACGTTTGAACTAATTACTTTATTCAAGTTTTGGAGAAAATAAAAATGAAAAGAGAAGATTTATTTGACAGTATCGAAAAGCAGATACTCGCTGAGAAGGTTTACCGTTCTCAAATCAAAAAGAGATTAGGCGAATTTAAAATTCTCCAAGAGTCGAAAAAGAAGAAGCAGGTGATTATCGAAAAGATATACAGAAAACACTTGAGAAACCAATTGCAATCTTTCATGGTGCTCTCAGAAGCGAAGAAGCAGGCATTTATCCACAAGACTACCGGTATGAATGCACTAGAAGATCTTTTCTCTAATACCAACTTGTTAAGCGTTCTAGAGGGTGACTACAAGATTTTGACGACGTCGTATGAACAAAGGAAAGATTATAGAGAAAGAGTCATGGAACTAGTTCTGGATATCTTCGAGCAAGAAAGTATCGGAAAAGACGAGGATACCAAGAGTATCAATGAAGCAGTTAGCAGACTTTACGAAGAAGAAGAGCCAGACATCCAAATCACTGTCGATGATGATGATATTCCGGAAGATAAAGTAGTTGGGCCGAAACGGGATGAAATGGAAAAAGAGAAAGAACAGGCTCGTGAAGATTCTGAAAATGCCAAGTCTATTGAAGGGAAAGAAGATGCTACTGGTGTACGACGTGCAGAATTAGCCTTTAAGAAGATCGAGAATAGCATTAGAAGCGCTTATGAGACACTAGGAAACCCTGCTGACAAAACAGAGTTCAAAAGGTTCTTGATCGCTAACCTGACTATGTATTTCAAGCAATTTGAAGATGGACTTTCAAATGAACCTCAAGCAGATATTCCTCAAGATGCTCAACAAGCAATTGAAGATGCTGAGGAGAAATTAGGTTCAACAGATGATGTCTCTGCTGATACTGAAGAAGAGATGGAAGTTGACTTAGGGGATTTGGAACTCTGATATATTAATATTATATATAATTATATATATTATATACTATTCTATTTATATTATTATGATTAATAAGAAAGAAGATAAAGAATTATATTATAAAAATTATTCTAAAATATCAGAATTAAAAAGTTTGAATAAAATTGATGATCAATTCGTATATTATATTGAGTCCTTATCATTAGAAGATATTATTTCTATTAAACTAGAAACTATCATTAGATCTTTAAACTTTAAATTTTTTAACTTTCCATTGTGGAAATCATTTCATAAGATTGTTTCTGAGGCTTTAGTTAATTCTATTATTGGTATTGCTTCTAATAATTCTGAGGCTTCTAGATTACTGGGTATCGATATGAATCAGTACAAAAGATGTCTTAAAGAATTTGGATATGAAATTAAAACTTGGGAGAGAGAATGAGATACATTATAATCGAGTCAACAAAATTTATAGGCAAGTTCAGCATATATGATACTGTTTTAGAAGTTGAGACAGCATGTCACAATTATGCAACAGCGAAATCACTATGTGCTCAATGGAATAAAGATACCAGTGTTTGTGAATCTTGCATTTGTGAAGCGTGTGAATGTGATCCTTGTGATTGTCACGGCTCTCAGGATCAATAATAACCCTAACTAAAAATATTTTGAATAACAATTCTTTCTCAAACGTATAGAAAGAGTAAATCAAAACAACGGGGGTTAAAAATGATTAACAATATAGGCTATGCATGCATCAATATGCAACTTAACGATCCAAAAAACTTTGGATCAAATCCAAAAGCAGAACGTGTTACGACAAATCGTGCCATGATCAAGCGAACATTCAAGGCAAAAGGTTTGGAGTATGCCGGACAACTGGCACTTCAAAATTGTCGAGATCTTCTCACTATCCTTAAATGGAATAAAGCAAACGGTTTCGATTTCTTTCGTCTTTCATCTAATTTGATTCCATGGGCATCCGAATACAATATTGAGGATCTTCCTCAATTTTCAATGATTGAACGTGTCTTATTTGATTGTGGACTATATATTGAAGAGAACGGAATGAGGGTGACATCTCATCCCGGCCCATTCAATAAATTGACTTCTCCTAAAGAGCAAGTTGTTTTAAATACAATCAAGGATCTAGAAACGCATGGGAAAGTGTTTGATCTGCTTTGTCTTGAGCGCTCTCCATTTGCCAAACTCAATATTCATGTTGGGGCACACTATAACAATCGAAAGATGGCATTGGATAATTTTTGTAAAAATTTTGAGCGATTGTCTGAAAGTGTGCGTTCTAGACTAACGGTAGAAAACGATGACAAAGCCTCACTATACTCAACAAAAGAACTTTATGACGAAGTGTTTACACGTATCGGTATTCCTATTGTGCATGACTACCATCATCACGGCTTCTGCACTGGGGAGTTATCGCAAGAAGAGGCAGTCAAATTGGCAGCCTCAACATGGGGAGACATCGTCCCTGTAGTTCATTACTCTGAGTCTAGACGAGAAGAACAATGTGACAATTCTATAAAACCTCAAGCACATTCTGACTATATTTATCAGAAGATAGATACTTATGGCGTTTCACTTGATGTTATGGTGGAAGCAAAAATGAAAGAACTTACTGTTCTAAGATATTTGGAGTTACATGGTGAACAAACAAAATCAAAAATTGTGGCTTAAATGGAATACTGTTCTGAAGAAGATTCAGAATCTAAGATTCAATTATGCTGGAACAGAAGATAAGGCAATTATCGAAGATATGATTCAGTATATAAAAATTTTAATGAAAAGATTAGAAAAAGATGAATAAAATCATCTACTCAAACGTATAATAATATAGAAAGGAGAAACAATGAAAACTAAATTATTAATAATGACACTCTTGATTGGGTGTGGGGACAAGGAGCAAGTTACTGTAACTACTGCTACTCCAACTGCAACCACCAAAGAAGTCGAAACTGTAGATACCACTACTGAAACAAAAATGGTAGAAGTTAAAGAAGAAGTGACGGAAGAGAATAGTGAAACTGTTATAACTAATGATAATACAACTAATGTTGAAGGAGAAAATAATGATTAGTAGTTTAATGTTTATGCTCTTTGCTTGTGGAGAGAAAGAAGAAGATACAAGCGTAGAAGAGGAAGTGGCTGAGGAAACAGCCGCAGAAGAAGTAGAAGAGGAAGATACCGCCTCCGAAGGCTCTGAAGGAGAGAATGGAGAGACTGAGGAAGAACCTGAAGATACTTCACAAGAAGAATAATAACCCCCCTGAGTTTGGCAGTTCTCTTTAAAAAACTGCCATTTTTTTTTATCTGGAGATTGAAATGATAACTGTAATTGGCGCAAATGAAAAAAGATTTTTTCTTAAAGATGGATCTCAAGCGATAGTTCTTGAGCCTAGAGTATATCATGATTCTGCAATATTAGGATACAGCCTTGAAGACGACAGGTTTATGTACTCTAAGCAACAATTTCTAGAACAGTTAACAGAACAAGGTATGACTTACGAAGAAGCAATCGAGTACTATCATTATAACACGATAGGTACTTACGCTAAAAACTATCCAGTTTTCTTGGACACAGAAGACGAACTAATTGAAACTTTTGATGACTACGAAGTACAATATAACCCTTCGGAATGGATAAAAGGTGAGTGATATGAAAGAAATAATCTTGTTCGACATGGATGGTACGCTGACTCCTGCTAGACAGAAAATGGATATCAACATGGAGATGCGTCTTCATGAAGCGCAGCGAAAAGGATTTGATATAGGAATCATTACAGGTTCAGATATGAATTATGTCCGTCATCAATGTTCTAGATTATTTGATTTAAGCCTCGTAGATTCCTCTAGGATTCATTTTCTACCTTGCAATGGTACAAAGTACCTCTTGAACGATAAAATGGTTTACGAGCGAAATATGAGGGAATATATGGGTGAAACACTTTGGAACAGATTGATGATCTTGTTAATAGAATTACAAAAAGATTTAGTCTTAGAGCACGATATACCCCTTACAGGGCATTTTTTTGATTACAGGGGTAGTACACTCAATTGGTGCCCTATAGGTAGAAATGCTGAAGAGAAAGATAGGAGCAAATGGGAAAGAATGGATTTTGATTATAAAATCAGAAAACCGTTTTTGAAACAACTCAAGACATTGGTACACACACAGTGTTCTAATTTAGGAGATCTTTCGTCATCTGATGTTGAATTGAGTGTAAAATATGGTGGAGATACTTCATTTGATATATTTCCATTAGGATGGGACAAGACTTATCCATTAGAAAATACAGACATATTCCATGATTATAGTAAGATATACTTCGTAGGAGATCGTTGTGAACAAGACGGAAACGATTATGAGATATATGAGCACTCAAAGATAACTGGATTTAAAACAACTTCTCCAGATGAAACTATAAAAATTATGAATAAAATCCTATACTCAAACGTATAATAAGTACGAGCACTTGTAGCACAATGGATAGTGCAACTGCCTTCTAAGCAGTAGGTTGCTAGTTCGAGTCTAGCCAAGTGTACCATAAAGAGGATAATATGGAAGAAAAAACAGTAGATGAGATGATAGAGGCTTTTATAAAGAATGGCTTGAATATGGAATATTTCAAATTCATCAATGATTATGATAAAGAGAATTTTTTTATTATGTATGGAGATTTGTTCGAATCAATGATGAAAGAAGATGAGGAATATTACATAGAATATACCGAAGAAAAAGACGTAAGAGTTACATTGCATGATGAAGAAGTATTCTTGTATTTTACTGATGGCTATGATACCCTGAAGTGTGAACTTGAAAGAGGATATTACGATAGAGATAACACCAATCAGGTATTGATTTTGACTATTCTGTTCTTAACCGTCAAGGAGTTGAAAGCAATGATTGATTTATTTGCTGGTGAGATGCTAGAGAATATCAAAAAAAGCAGTAAAAACGGAAAGTTGACAAGACTCCCAGATTCTTTTGTAGGTAAAGCAAATTATCTTTCCTCAAAGCAAGAATCTATTATGGATAATATTGAGAAAGCAAGAAAAAAAGTTATAATCAAGGAGATGAAATGATGAAGTCTAGAAGACTTAATTTGCCAACAGTAATGGTATCTGGAGGCTTTGATCCTATTCACGGAGGACATGTACAAATGATTCGTGATGCAGCACAGCGAGGTAATGTGATAGTCGTAGCAAATTCAGATGAATGGCTTATGAGAAAGAAAGGATATGTATTTATGTCTTTTGAAGAACGTGCGAAGATCCTTAAAGAGATTAAAGGTGTGATTTTGGTTGCAGCGGTAGATGATTCAGACGATACTGTATGTAATGCAATCCGAATGATTCGCCCTGATTACTTTGCTAATGGCGGAGATAGGGGCAAATCCAATACTCCAGAGCAAGATGTTTGTGAAGAACTAGGAATTAACATGTTATGGGGAATAGGAGGAGACTATAAATTCAATTCATCGTCAGATTTGGCTAAAAATTTGATAAAAAACTACCCAATATAGTCTTTTGGCATACCGGAGATGTAGTTACTATTGTGTAAACGTCATTCCCCCCCTCCCTTTTTAAAGAGAAGATCAATTGATCTTCTCTTTTTTTGTTTGTAGTGTACTATTTATTAACAAAATGAGGGTTACCTATGAATAATAAATGGAGACGGTTCTTCATCGATGAAGA